CTTGAGTAGAATTGAACGATATTGATATAGATGGGTCGATTCTAATTTCAGGTAATACTGGATATCCAGCTCCTGGATCTATTACGTTTACTAGTAATACAGAATCCAAATACATTACTGCTTCAAGTTGTGCCGCACGTTTTGGTGGACCGTATAATGTCTCATCATAATATGCAGTAACCTTAGGTGGCTCAGTGTAGCCACGACCACCATCTAATAATAACACAGCAGGAAGATCAATAATTAACTGTGCACCCGGTATGTGTTGTGTGATACTTGTACCATCTATACCACGTGTTAACCCACTCAACGTGCTAGTACTACGGTCTACGTTAGAATATGCAATCAACTCATCATCAATTAAAACTACGCCATTGATTGGGAAACCAAAGCTGTTGTCAACTGTGAATGAATTACTGTTCAACGAAATATATGATGACAATGTAGTTATAGGATAATCATTAACACCAGTGATGCTTAATCCAAAATTATTAAACCATTGACTATACGCTTGTGTTTCCCATATAGGATCTATTGGCAAGAATTCATATGCAGAGCTTGGATTTGCATACACTAATTCAGGTGATACAAATTGTTGTATACTTGAATCATACTGTGCTGGTAAATCAAAGTCAGTTATATCACCGTCATATACATCTTGACCTGTATATTTGAACAAGAATTCTTTAATCACCACGTGATAAGGCTTAACTTCATTTAAGTAACCTTGCAAGAAGTCTTGATTATCAGTTTGGAATACTTCAATAGGTAACAATTCACGAATAGTATGTCCAACATCAATGAATGATGTTTTATTTAACCATGGTAAATAATTTTGACTCTCAATAGTTTCTGTCTGAATATATTCAAATAATAGAATCAAACTCTTATTTCTATAGATTTGTAATTCTTGTGTATATATTTGCTCATTCAATGCTCGTAGTATGTAGCGAGTTTCTTGACTAGGGAATTCGTCATACGGTGTGGTGTCAAAGAAATTATCACCAAAGCCTAAACGTGCTTCTTCATAGTCCCAAAGTGTGCTACTAAATTCGATTGTACCATCTTCTAGACCTATGCGAGTCCATGTGCTATCATCATTGCTTCTATATACTTCAAACTTACCATTACCATTCTGTGCTACAGTAACTATAGTACCTGATGGTACTGCTAATGTTGATAAGTCTGCATACAAAGGAACACGTAATGCTGATTTCGTATTGTTGTTGTATCCAGTTGCCCACCAATCAATATAATTCCAATATTGTTGTGTGTCATAAAATAATTCAGTACCGCCAGTCCAGTTAGGATTGTTTACAGTACTTGGATTAACTGCCCCATCTTGGAACAAGAAGTTAGCACTTCTAGTCTCTGTAATTGGGAATTGAGCCAATACTTCGTTAGCATACTGTAGATAATTTTGTAATGCGCCAAATCTATTAACAAAGAAACTTTGTCTAGGTCTTGCATATATACCATACTGCACTGGTTTTGGTAAGTATGGGTCAGGAACTACTGCACCGGTTTCATCTACACCCGCCAAACTGTCAAGCATTCTATCGTATAAAGATTCAGGAGTGTCTATCGAATTTGTCGAAGGTAATCCAGGTAAGAAATCGTCTGCATAATTTGCACGAATTAAATTATACACGCTATGTGATTCGTCATCGTTTGTACCTGTACTAAATCCTACATGGAATATAGTATCGGTATTATTGATGTACGGGTCTGAATTGTATAGTGCGAATGCGTTAGGTAGCAATGGTGCAAAATAACTAATGCCTGAATTTATAGGATTTATAATATAATATTCAAGTATAGTATCAGATAAAGTCTTTCCTAATTTTGTAAAGACTATGTTTGTATTTCGTACCCAATAGAAATACTGCGGTACTAAACTTCCACGTGCATCTTGTATTAATTCAATGGCGTAGTTATCTGTATCATATGGTACTCCTGGTCCTTGATACTGTGATGGAACTACATTACTACTAATCCATGAGTAAATTGACACGTTACTACCCGGGAACACACGACCCCACCATTTGCTATTATAGGTAACATCTGGTTGATGGTAGTTTACGAATCTAGTATTACTTGTGTTGAACCATAGTTCACCTACTTGAGGAGATCCCCATACACCTGATCCTCTATTTGTAGTATTAGGTGAGTTATATGACGCAGGATCTGTATTTGATACGTAGTCAATATTCTCACGTACCGCACCTAACAATTTACCTTGTAATGGGTCAATATAGTCTAAATTCTCAAGTGTATTATTAGTGATTGCACTGTATAACAAACCATTTTGAATGCGTGATGTATCAACGATTGGAGTAGACTCTCTGAATACTACCCAGTCTTGTTCGCCAATAATATTTGTATAAACAACTACTTGTCCGTTAACAAAACTAGGTCTAAACTGAGGTGAACCAACTATTACTGTATAATTGTTGAAATCTATTGCTTGACCATAATATGGCTGATTGCCGTATTCTTGATTAATATCATTTACACTTTGTGCGTATACAAAATTACCAACGTTTAATAAATTCTCGTTGTAGTTTGATAGATAATCAAACATGTATACTGCACCAGCGTTAACAAACGGGTCTACCCACTGTGTTGTATTGTTGTCGAATATAGTATCATTATCAAAGTTTTCATCATCAGTTGAATCAAATGTTGTACCTGCAAATCTTGTTCCAGTCGGGGCACTTACAATGAATGATCCAAATTCATTGAATTTTATTTTTTCACCAAATTGTGTTGCACCACCAACGTGAGGGCATGTCACTGTTTGTGTTAATGTATATGGAGTTATACCCATGCCAGTATATGCTGTAGGGCTTAATGCGGCTACATTTAACTTATCGTTGATAGTAGCAAGTGATGCGTTAACTAGACTAATTACTAATTTGCCATCAACATTTGCGGCCTCAACATTAGTAATTCTGGCTGCATTGATTGCATTGGCTGCACCTGTTGCGCCACCGATTGGCAACGTCACTGCAAAACCATTGATTAAAATTGTCTCACTAGCAGTTAAACTACAATCAACTGTGCCAGTAAGCATTCCGTATTTTCCGCCACCGTTAGTGAATCTGTAGACTGCTCCTTCACCTGTAGTATCACTTAATTGAAAAGGTGCACCAACTAAAACTTCTGATGCATACTTGTTAACAGCAACGCTTTGACCAAATTGCGTACCTACTCTAGGAGTAGTTCCTGTAGACAATGTTTGCATTAATACAAATGTTGAACTACTCAATGTAATAATGTCGCCGGCGGTTATGTTACCGTACATGTATAATACATTGCCTATTACTGCATACTGATCTTCAGAGATAAATGTACCGTTAACAGATACAAACACAGGTTGTGTTTGTGCATTTAATGTCATAGTACCAGTATCAGAAGACAACGTTACTTCATCACCAAATGTTACTGCTGTTACATTCAAGTCACTATTTGCTACAGTAAATGTAGTACCACCTATAGTTGTAGATATAGTGATAGCGTCATAATCAATAGTGTCAATTGTTACGGTTGTAATTGATTTTATATAATATTTTGTTCCAGATACTATGTTAGAAGTACCTGTTTCACCGTAGAATACAATTGGTGCATCTACTACAAAATCTGAATTACTGCTTACACGAATTTTATTACCTGTTGCATATGTAGTATCAACTGTAGCCGTGTACTTGCTAGTCGATAATGTTACTTGGTTAGCAGGAGAGAAGGTGTCACGTACATAATATACAGTGTTCAATGAGATATCACCAAACACTGGACCAGTAAATACAGCCGGTGTACCTACAGACAACCCTTGCAGTGTATCTACATTTATTTTGTTAGATACTGATGTGGTTATACTTGCATTATATGCAGTAGTATTGGTAGCAACCGATAAGTTAAACAATAATGGGATGAACTGTTGACTTGAAGATTGTGCTTCAAAGTTCTGATACAGTCTGTCAAAGATATAGCTATAACCAGAATTGTCAATTGTTGCACTATAGTTTTGATCCGGTGTACCAATTACTAAAGTATGACCGTAATAATCAGTAGATAGTGAATATCCAAATTGATCTAGTCCACCAACTCCAGTGATTGATATGATGTTTACATATTCATACTTTCCAGTTATCTGTGATTTACGATATACATACACCCTGTTATTCACTGTATCAGAAACGTATAACCAATTCTGATCTCCGGAAATTGCGGTTGCGGTTCCCCAATTTGTTATTGAACTTGATGGTGCTTGAATTGGTTCTTGAATTAATACAAGACTATCAGTCAATGTGTTAGATACTAATTGATAGATGCTAATAGTTCTATCACCTACTGTTGCTCCAGTAGGTTGTGATACAGCAAATGTATTATCTGAATAACTTATTGTCGTACCAAAAGATGCAGAACCAGTATATGTTTGGAATAGTTCATATTGTTCAGTCAATGCATTGTAAATATATCTGTATACTTCACCTGCATCAGCATCAGCAATTAAGTAACCAACATTGTCGGTATATGCTACTGCACTACCAAATGTCTGTGAATTAGATTTTACGATTTCACTGTCATATGTATAGTTCAAACTCTTGCGATAAACTTGCCAGCTACCTTCATTACCAAGATCAACCCATGCTTTATTTTTGACAAATTCATTGTCAAGTAATGGTAAATTGATAATGTCACTAGGTTCTTCAGCACGATGTGACTGGAACTTAAAGCCAATACCTTGACCGGTAATAGATTGTATAGCAGGGTCCAAATTAGCAGAAACTAGAACTGTATACGGATCAATAACGCTTTGAACAGTATAGTATCCATTGATTCTGTTGTTAAAGTTAGTCACTGCAAATGCTGAATACTTTGCCAATGTTTGTGCTGTTGCAAATCGTATAGTAATAGTACCATTTGATAGATTTTTTGCTTCTACAACTGTACCCAAAGATAACGGTGACATGATCTGCCATGTACCTTGCAAGTTAGCAATCCAAACATAATCACCTTGATACAATCTTGTTATAGGTGTTTCAGCTCCAGTTAGTCCAAAATAGTAATATGCATGTATTTTTACATCATCAAAACTTACATAGCCGGCATCCGGGAATAATATATTAGGTGTGTCTATAGGTAACGTAGGCAATACATTAGGGTTAGTGATTGGTCTACCGTAGTTGAAAATATTATACAACGGAACTTGTTGTTGTATTCCTTGAGTATATACACCGTTAGTCAATTCTACTGTAGATGGGTTACCAGTTAATTCTGATTGGTTTAACTTAAACTCTACAAAGTTACTGTTTAATACACCGCCAAATTCACCTGCTTTAATTGCCCAATTTTCATACACTTCATAATCAATACCGCCTTGTGGCAAGCTTGCACCTTTAAATGCAGATACTGCATTCAACGTACCTTTGTTCTTAATAAAGTTTTTATACACATTAATCTGTGTAATGTCTGTTAAGTCAGCAAGAGCCAAGTAATCACGTGGACGATATCCAATTAAGCTGAAGCTTAATAAGTCAGCGTCATTTTCTAAGTTAGCCTTGTTTACATCATAGTACAATGTGCTCTCATAGCTACGTGTACTTGAGTTAGGTAGTAGACCTTTTTGTATTTCATTATAGTCTGTTTCTTTCCAGTCACGCTCATCAAATATTTCACTAGCTTGAATTATTTTTACTGCTATCCAATATTTGTTTTTATACTTGACAATAGATCCAGTCGTATACTTTGTTTCGTTGTTCCACTCAATGATGTTGTCTTGGTTGAGTATAAAGCCTTGAGCATCAATTGTACCGTTCCACTCAGCAGTTTTAGTACCACGTACAACAATACGTTGCTGGCGCAAGCCTGTTATCAAATTATAAATGATATCATCAAACAATGTTACGTTGTCAAATACAATACCGTGTTCAAAATTGCTAATATTAAATTGACCATACGCAACAGTATCACCTTGATTTAAAGGTTGTGCTGTAAACAATGTACCATCACGCACAATTGACATGTCAACTGATTGTATTGGATATAAGTTTTGATTTAAAATAAAGTTTTGTTGTTGAAGCGTCAATGGTTGAACAATGTAACTATCTTTGTTAATAGAAATCAAACTAGCCGCAGGATTTAAATTGATAAGACTACCAGACTCCCATCCACTTTGTGCCCAATATAAGAATTCAGCAATCATTTGATTCCATGAAACTTCTAGTCCAGTTTCGATTTGGTCAAACAATACACCCTGAGTAGATAAGTATCTACCATATGAACTTAAAAATACTGCAACTTCTTGTAATGAATAGAATTCAGTTCCATATGATACTACCGAGGTAGTATTGTAATAATCTTTAGGTACTTGCACAGACAAATTCTGCATAGTAATTCTGTCATAGTTACCATTTATTTTAGGATTTGATATAGTAAAATATGCATTAGTCTGTGAGTTACCATACACCTTAAAATAACCCTCAGGTGTACTTTGAACTATCACTCCACTGTAAACAATACGTTCGAATGGTTGATTGTCATATAATAATACACCAAAGCTTTCATCAGGGATTAGCAATGATGCGTTATTACTATTAGGAGTTCCTTTTTCGACATAGAACTTTAACAAATTCTTATCACTGAAACCGGCTAAACGATACACTAAACGTACATCCAAGTTGTCTAACAAATCAGTGATGTTTTGTGTTGCATCGATGCCAATTTGTTTTTCGTAGTCAACGACCCAGTTTATATAACTTGTCTTAGGAGTACCATTGCCGTATATTTCTACATCACTGATTACTAAGTGGCTTCTGTCATTGACTAGATATTGATTAAATTCTAAATTGTACTTGTAGTTGTCAACGTCAACACCTAAGTTAAAAAATTCTGCAGGTTTAGTCAACGCATACAATTTCATTAAGTCGAATGGCCATGAACTACTTCTACGATAACTGAACTCAGTTGGACCAGTGTCTCCTACAACCCAATCTCTGATAAATGATTGATTAGAATAGTTACCAACGATTGCAATAAACGGTGATACTAAATCACCAGCAGTATCAACAGGCAATACTTGTAATAATTCAGGTCTTACATATGCTTCATTGATATATGGTGCACCATCATTCCAAATATAGCCGGCAGCTAAATCACCCCACAATACTAAGTTATCACTTGTGTAAGGTGCTGAACCGTATCTTGTTGCCCACCATGTTGGTTGATTTGCAAAGCCTAACATTTCCCAAGGTTTAGTATCTGGGTTACTTGTGTCATAGAAGTATTCGTATATACCTCTCCAGTAACCTTGTGGTATTGGATCTCTATTTATTTTATTACCACTACGATTGTAGTTGTAAGTGTATTGATTGTTGGCATTGTATACTTGTTTTTTATAATTAACACGATTCTGTCCTACCCAGTTTAAGAAGTTAACAGAATATATCTGTTTTATTTCATCTAAACTATAGTCAGTTGTTCTCCAGAATCCGGGTATAACATCTGATTCATTGATAGGAATAACATTACTTAATTTTAAGTTGTTGTAAACACGTTTTTCAAATTCTAATAAAACTTTATCTCTAAAATCAATCAGTTGTCCGTCAATATAATCACCGTACAATTTATTATATGAACCATCGTGTCCTACAATAAAATATGTAGGGTTTGCATAATTATTGTCAAGTATAACTTGAGGAATTGTGCTTGGGTACAATCCTAACTTAGTAGGTGTGTTAGGGCAATAGCTACCGTATGTTTGATTATATTCATTAATAGTAATTTGATCGCCTGGCAACAAGTCAGTTTCAACTGTTAGTGCAGGGCTCGTTGAGCTTACAGTGTAGTCAATTCCCTTTATCAATTGTGTATTCTGTGCCACACCGTCGGTTGTTCTTGTTAGATATACTAAAATACCATAGTAGTTTGCAGTATCATAATTATAAATTCTACTCAATGGGTATATTGATACGTCTAAACTATTTGCAAAACTATATGTGTTGCTGATATAGGCTGCTTTACTTGGCAACATATCACTCCAGAAGAATGATTCGTCTTCTGTTTTACTAGCAGTTATTTGATCCAATGCATCATCTAGCATGTATGCAGGAGAATAGTATCGGCTATAGTCAGTGTTGTTAACTGTGCTAACCAATAATGTTTTAAAATTAATATATTCTTTGCTGTTAAACATCAATGCATTGAATAAATTGTGATTTTGTTTGCGAAGGAATGTGCCAGGTAATACTAAGCTTGCACTATTCTGTATGATTCGATTACCCCATGGCACAAGATTACCTAAGTCACGATAGTTGTTTGCACCAAACACAACGCCGGTAGTGTTAGGGTTGTTGTAAAAAATACTTTGATATTGACCACGAATATCACCCACGTTTGCTACAGTAATATCTTGATTTAACGGGTTATTGTTCAAGTTAATAGGTATAGAATAATATCCAACGCTACTTACTTGATTACTTAAAATTGATACTTGAACTACTGTATCGACTAACGGATCAGGTACTGTAAAATTAATTACTGTGCTATTTGGTCCTACAGTTACTGTATAATTACCAGTTTGCAATACGTTGTTAACATATACTTGTAAAGTAGGCCATACGGATGCGTCTGGACTAAGCATTGATACATCACATGTGTATGTAGTTGTAGGTGCACTAGCATAGTAATTGAATTCAAATATTTGATATTGAACACTATTACCAACTGCCGTTTCCCAACCAATTTGTCTGTACTGTTCACCTAATTCAGTATAGTTATACACATAACCTGTGTTAACTTTTTGAGTTATAGGTGTAGTTCCTCTAACATAGTTGAATGTGTCTGCATTAAGTGATACATCAAAACTAATGTCACCTACGTTGTCTATTGAACTGTAACGTATTGGGAATCCTAAAATAGAATCATCTAATCCTGATCCCAACCCATATGCAAATAACTTAGTACCTTCAAATGAACTACCTACATAGTAATTACTATTAGATAGACTTATTCCATTTTCATCAAAAATATCAAACAACGGTGGTTGATTAACTGTTGTTTTTTGTTGTGATTCAAACCAATCAATACCGTCAAAGTAGAAATCTTTACCTTGATAGTTAAATCCTCTGAACGCAACAGTCTGTTCTAATGGAAGAACTTCGCCATCATCTGCAGGCGTTAGGGTAATAACAGGAGTTGACAGTTCTGCTATTGATGAAAATCGTACAACATATATTTTGTCTTTTACATTTTCATTTGTGTCTGCGGCAAAGACAACCCTAGCACCATCAAATAATGCATAGTTATCATTTTGACCATCGTTAGCAATCAATGAAGCTACGGTAGTGCCACCAAACGTGTAGTTACCTAACCATGTAACTGTCAATGTAGTAACACCAGATGCAACACTAATATTGCTAATTTGTGAATTAGTTGGTAACAAATTAGTTGAATCATTTATGTATTGACCAACTTGGAATGCACCAGTAATATCTGAAGTAGCCATTGAGATTGTGGTAGTTGTACTTGCGGTAACGCTATTAATTGTAGCTGTGTACGCAGTATATACTTCAACATCTGGATAATAATTTTCTTGACCAGCAACATATTCAAATGCATCAGTTGTTCTAAAATCAATAAAGTCGATAGGCGCTTTACCTAAGTAGCCAGAGTTGAATAATCTTAAGTTAGGGTAGAACTCAATGATTGGGCGTTTTGCTTTATTTGCTTGTGTAGCCGCTATAGTTACAAAATTTGGGTTATTATTATATGTTGCAGTAGCGTTGATAACATCAATGTGGAACCAACGATTACTACGTGACCATGGATTTTTGTTAATGCTATTTCTAGCAATTGTAATGTAATCTTGAGTTACTGGTATATACAGGTTACTATCGTAATTACCAATATCATATGGTAAGGTGTCATATGGTATGTAAGTGCTTGAAGTAAATGGTTCTGGTGCTATTAAGTCAGCAACTGGTATCAACTGAATCGCAGTACCTACACCTTCAACATAGTATTGAACATTCTCGTAGCTTACAGGGTATATGTCACCTTGAAATACTACCTTTAAACCATTAGTGAATTCTACACCGTTTGGTGCTGTATATTGTATTTTACCTAATATGTCTTCTAATATATCAATACGATTGGTAGTGTTGCTGTCAATTATACGTAGTTGACCAACTTTGTTACCAGAAGTACCATCTTGGTAGTACAACACATCTAATATTGCACTGTTATATGGTACTAAATTAATTGTTCCGGCAACGTTTCTATAAAATTTTCTAGCTATCCATTCAGTACCATATTGTGCAGTAATTTTTTCATTAGTAGGAATAGGTCCAACTTCGACTAATCGCAATACTGGATCACTTATATCACCTAAATAAGTTATACGATAAAACGTTGCGCTTACATCAGTGTAGTAGCCTTCTTCGTTTAAACCTTGATTAATATTAGCAACTAATCCTGAACCACTTGCAGTAGTGACAGCATAAGGTGTTACACCTACATCAAACAAGTTTTGTGCGATAGTGAATTCAGTAGAACTAATAATAGAGTTTACATAATATATTGTATTAGGAAATACAGTATCATATGTTAGTATTCCACCAAACGTAGATCCATTAAATGTTATAGTTTGTCCTACTACTAAATTAGCAGTAGAAGAACATGTTATGACATTACCAGTGGAATTAGTAGAACTGATAGTAATTGTTTGTGCAGGTACTAAATTATTGTTTACATCAAAGTTAGTTTCATCAAAGAAATTACTGATATAACCCTGTTCATTTGGTATACCGGTATTGTAAAACATTACAGTAAGACCGTCTAACGAACTAATACCGTCGATGTTTCCAACAGTACTTAATAATTGCCCATTGATTTGATCGTAAGGTGTAGTAGATACTACATCAACTATGTTGTTACCTGGGAAATTATATTCATCTAATGCGTCTTTTGGCGGGACAGTAAATGTTACTATACCCACTTCTGCGCCATTATTAGTAACACCAAATACATCACGTGTTTGAACGTTTGTTTGTGTAGGGTCTAAACCAGTTACACCAGGGGCACCTTGAATCCAAAACTGACTATCTTGGTTAACACTGAATCTATATGTACCACCACGTAATAATGTTAGTGTAGGGTTAGTAGACCCCTGTGTTTGTCCATCAGCAGTTACATTATATCCGTTAGGTGCATCAGTGATAATATAATCGGTTGCATTAAAAACAATGTCTGTAGAAATTGTTACTGGATCAGGACCTTCTGGCAACCAATAGTATTGATTAAAGTTAATGATTTTATCTAAGTCAGTAAAACTATCCCATGAATAAAATTGGCTTTCAAACAATCTATCATTGTTATTTGTGATACCACCTTCTAGTTTCAATGCATCAATGATGCCTGGATAACTGATAAAATCTTGAGCGATTCCTGTGTCTTTCTTTAAGAAAGCTACGCCAGGATCTAGTTGATAATCTGTTCGTGTTTTTGTTGGCTCAATTACATATTTGTTTTTTGCATTTATGCCGTAGCCAAACTTAGTACCAATGTAACCTTCAATACGTTCCGTATTTGGTTGGTCAACAATTTGATCCAATGTAGCCGCTAAAAACTGAGCATTGGTTGTTGTTTTAAAAATGTCTGGTAGAAAGTTTAGTGTTCTAATTCTTGTACTTGTGGCCATATTAAATCTCTATCAATTATATTACTTATCTTATTTGCAATTCGGCGGGTGTGAGTGCGGCTATTACCTGCACGTCAGATGCTGTGGCTGCGTTTTGAAAGATTTCATAAGGGGCACATTTAATTTCATATAAGTCACCAAAAGATTGTGTAGGGTTGTTAGGTACAAGTACCACTGAGCTAATTATTTCTCCTAATTGGTCATGTAGATACGCACTCAATTCAGAGAAATAAAACGTGTCTCCAAAGTTCCAGTTATTAATATTAAAATAACTATTCATTGAAGATAATACTGCGCTACGAATTTCGCTATTACTTGCATTAGTATTAGCGGCTTTAACTACTTTGACAGTAGCACGTAATGCAGGTGCGGCTTTTGCACCAAATAATGGTTTGAATATAACACTGTTAGGTATTAAACTGTCACTTAACATCTTATAATCTTGTAGTTTACCATATGACTGATTTAACTCATTAATAGTAGGTTTGTTTGGTTCTGAAATAGTACCAGTTGTGTCTTGTATCCAATTTTGATATTGTGTATAATAAGATTGTGTTACTAGATACAAATCAATAATGTTTGTTGTTGCAGGATCAATACGTGTAGTATTATTACTATTGTGACGATACTGGAACTGAAGACCTTGACGTCCATACTGAATCGAGTATTGTGGTTGCTCAACTAACACATAGAAAGGCGTGTTTACTGTATCATCTTGTATTGATGTGTAAAACTTATTTTCAGAATAGGCGTAGAACAATTGTCCTTCAGGATATTCATACTTTACAACTTCAATTTGAGTCTTAGTGGCATATACGTAATTTACACTAGTGCTAGGTATGATTTGATAACGAGACAAACTAATAGCATCTTCAACTAATTCAAAGAAGGTGTATATCCCTATGTTAGAACTATTAGGTTGATAACCTGTTATAGTAGTAAAGAAATCAGGATCATTGATAATTGTTCTATCGTTAACATCAATACTAGCTACTTCTACTTCAAAGTCGTTGATATAACCATCACTCTCAACTGTCTGCCCTAGTATACTTATTTGCACTGGTTTACTTAATGGATAGTTAGAATTGTATTGTGTATTTGTAGCAAGAACTTTTACATAGTCTTGTAATACTTTACCTGTAAAGGGGTCATATACTAATTTACCTGTTTCAAAATTGAAACGAGTATCTGCTACGCTTCCAAAGTAATATTGTAAACTTCTGTAGGCTATTTGATAAACATTGTTACCTAAGCTATTAAAGTTAACAAACCAGTTAGTAGCATCGTATGCTTCTACACTCCATCTATCTTGTGACACAAGTAATGAATTGTTGAAAACTAATGAGAAGTCTTGATTCAATTCCATTCTAGTAATACATTCTTGTATCACTAGTGCTGGCAATGAATTATCAAATGCAGGTATGATTTGTGTTACTATTACACCTTCAGGAACATATGCATTTAATGTGACCGGACCAGTTCCATTACTAAATTGACCTTCACCATTATTATAACCATCACCGATAACATTAAGTACAGTAGTCCAAATATATGTAGGGTTACTTGAACCAGCAATACCTGCTACCAAACGATTATTACTATCAAAGTAATACCCAGCCGGTGCAGTAAGTTTTAACATAGCACCTTTAGTGGCATATTTCATGCTATATGTTGAATATGTGCCAATTGGAATAGCTACTTCATCACTACCACTTAAATTATAAAAATATCCAGTAACACTATTAGCATCAACAGTAGATTCTTTCCAATAAACAGTACCATCACCTGTCGTACTGTTAACATTATATCGTGTAAAGTTTTGTAAGTAATATTGTCTTGCTCTATTGTCTGCAAGTTCAGCGGCCAAAGTAGTTGTTAAAAACGTAATAATGTCACCGGTGGTAGAGATGGTTAATCCCAAATTACCATTGTTACTATTTTGGTATATTGCGCCGTCATTTGCAAATGAATTAGTGCTGGAGTATTTTCCGGTTGGGTCTAATAAATCTAAATTTTTTGACACACCAATTGAACTACGGTTAATTGCTTTGCTTTTAATAATTGAATTATATAATGTGTATGGGAAGTTGTTGTAATCTTCCCCATTAACCATTCTGTTCTGTGTATAATAGCGGGCAGGGGCTCGTTGTTTAATATTTGCTAGTGTTTCTCTTGCTTGTGCGTTTGATACAGGTAGTTGTAATTCTAATCCTAATGTAAGTGCTTCTGTTCGTCCTGCTCGACTAATATAATTAATTGTGACACTTAGACCTTGCATTTCAGTTGGGTCAATAGTATATGTCAATGCATTGCCTGCACGAACATATGATCTAAATGTACCAACTGGAATCTCAGAAAATACTCCGTCACCAAAACTGTAACTTACTTGGTCGTTATAACGTGACACGACCGAGAAGATTTTCTTAGCACTAGTTTCTGTTTGTAGATATGCATCGGCATACACATTCTCTACTTCTTTCCATAGTGTTCTTGTTACTATACTAGTGTTGTCTGTACTCAATTGAAACAACCAAGTATCTGTATTGTTAACACCTTGAATATCACTAATGTCTACAACTTGATTGCTAATTTGTTGCTGTAGGTTGAAATCATAATTCTGTAGTCTTCCTTGTTTGAAGTAAAAGAAGAAACCTGTGTTTGGGCTACCGTAACCTAATCTGTCGTTACGATATACCATATTCATTTTACCTGTTGGTGCAGGTGGAATTTCATATACATAATCTTCATCCAAACTTGTAACGCTTACCAGTTCAAAATTCATTGTTTGATTATCAACTACTGATGAGAACGGAACTACTGGTAAGTTACCACCGGGAATATTGATTGTGTACTCGTCAGTTTTTATACCTAATAGTTGTGCTGAATTACCAGGTCTACCTACACGTTGAGTATTGATTAGTGTAGCATTTACAATAGTGTTATATTGATTTAACCAGTTAGAGTTTGCTGGATCATTCCATAATACTGGAACATTGCTTAAGTTAAATCCATTGATATCAGTGATATCTTCTGTTGTTTGTATGCTGGTTACTTTGATGTAACCTTGTGCAGTTAAGTTTCGTTTAGCGTTATAACTGACTAAGTTGGCTAATTTAATAACACTATCTCTACGTTCAGCAGTGTCAATAAAATTTTCACGTGCATTTAAGTCATTGCGGAACGCTAGACCTTGACCCATAAACGCAATAATGTCTAGTAGAGCGATGAACTCACTAGATTCAATGAAGTCATTAAACGTCTCCGGATAGTATACTCGTAGATAATCTATGAAGCTTTTACGCAAAGTTTCATAGTCGTAACTTTTAAAGTCGGCCTCACGGAAGGTCTGGTAAATTGCTTTCCAGTCATTGACGCCAAATATTGCTGATTGTCGGGAACTTGTAGCCATAAGTAATCTCTTTCAAGTATTTATCATTATAAAAATACCGATTTTTGATTACTGTATGGCTGCTACGTTAGTTAGATTGTTGAAGAAAACGCTTAATAGTTGAGCGTTGTTGAATGGTGCTATCGCTAATTCTACTTCAATTAATATGCCATTTTCTTTAGGAAATGCTTTGACTGAGTTAAGAATTATTCTAGGATCAGAACTGGCTACTCTGCGTATCTCATCTTGCAGTTGAAATTGAGTATCAGCAGTATTAGGTTCAAATATAAAAGACCACAATGTTGTTCCGTAACCCGGTTGACCTACTTTTTGTCCTTGTTGAATGTTCAACGCATTCAAAAAGTCTTGCAGTACTAGTTGTTCATTGGTCAGTTTAAACTTTTTTCCTGGTATCACAGCTTGAGTCGTAGATCCATAACCGCCACCAGTACCAGGTGTCAGATCAGTTGACCTAGGTTTATTAGCGTTTATTGTACTGAATCCATTATATGTTGCCATGATTGTTCCTTATTATATTTATATTAGCTAGCGGCTGTTGTAGTGCTGTTAACCGAGTTACCAGGAGATACAGTGGCTAACTGAACTTGTCGTTGTCTTATTGCGGTAATACGACCGTCCAAATCTGTTAATTTTTGCTTAGTTTGGATTAATGTCTGTTCTGCAATTCCAATTGCCGGATCCCCGGCTGGCAAGTCTGTTTTAGCAAGGTTTAACGTATATCTTGCATCACGTACTGATTTGTCTAACGCATATCTTTGATCGACCAAAGCGTTTAATTCATCGTTAATTTCGTTATATTTGTTTATTGATTCTTCTGACGCCGGCTTCCCTAAAGTTGCAGGATTTCCTGAGAAGTTAGGTAACGGTATCTTTGCACTACCTAACGTTGAAGTAATCTGTGCTGTTAATTCTCCTCTATCAACGGTGTTGAACGCTACCGTAGGTAACTGAATAGCAATTGAACCACCAGAACTTAATGAACTTATTGCTGAATTCAACTGTGCTGCCGCCCCGGCTGGTAATCCAGCTGATGCAAGTGACTGTAACGTAGCCGATCCGTCTTTTAGTTTAGCTAAATTAGTAGCAACTGCCGCACCTGCACCAGATATTAATCCAGTTACAGTACTAGCTCCAGGGATAGCATTAAGTGCATTCTTTGCGTTATCTACTACCGATGCAATAGCTTTTTCTCCGCCAGCAATTGCATTGAGTCCCGTGCTCACTCCCGTAATTGCCCCCACTGATGCTAATGCAGTTGATGCTGATTCTGCCGCTGTTCTAGCTAAATTAGTCACAGATGATCCATTGACAGATGAAACAACATTAGTAAGTGATCCAACAGAAGCACTTACATTTGCTACAGTATTTGTAATTGGATTACCAATTCCATTATTAACTGCGTTAGTTAACGTTGAGTTTAGTGACGCATTGCTTGCTCTCATTGCCGCCTCTTGTTCAGGCGTAAAGTTTCTAACTTGTTCACCTGTAACAGGATCTGTTGTAAATGCAGGTGGGCTATCTGAATTCAATGCATTTGCCGCTTGAGCTTTTTCTGTAATGTCTTTTAGATTTTGAGGGATACCTGATTTTATTGTAGCAAAGCCTTTAGTTACTGCTGAGAATGCTGAGGCTGCAAGACCTTTTGCGGCATTGGCTAATCCGGCAATTCCTTGTAGTGCGCCAACGCCAGCACCGCCAAGTGCGCCTGCAATCGAACTCAATCCACCTGTTACAGTAGATGCTAAATTGCTAGCAAAGTTACCTGCACTTAATGTGTTTTGTAATGGGCCTAATAAGCCATTTACTGCTTTTCCAACTCCACCTACAATACCAGTTACAACTTGTCCTGCGGCTTGTGCGGCATTCTTTACAAAACTAGTAACATTACTAATACCCGCAGTTGCTGTAGCTAATAATAATCCACCCAATTGTGTCCCGGATTCAGTTCCGGTAATTATACCTGCCTGTGTTAACTGAGTTTGTGCTTTTTGTAGGTTTGCAACTTGAGTTTGAACTTGTGCTACTGGGTTAGTAACATATGCATTTAGTGTTTCTGCACCAGACTTACCCGTGAACAAGTTGTTTGTCATGGATTGTTCTATGGTTTTTCCTCCGGCAACTAAAGTGTCTACTAGTTGTGATGCTCCCGGTTTTAATACCCCAGCCGCTTCAAGTTGAGCAGGAGATTGAGCCATTTTTCCAATTGCGGCCACTGCTCCTTGTGCTGTTTGTACTATGCCGGCACCAGTTTGTTTAATAACGTCGGCTGCAATGCCAGTTTGTGCAAGTACTGCTGATTGTCCAATTATGGCCGCTGTTGTGTTTTTATCTACTGCCGCACTAATTTGTCCTGTATTTGGAATTGTAGATACTACTGCCGATGTTACACCGGGTGTTTGTGTGGTCGCTACTGAACTGTTTGTTGCTACGAGCGCCGGGGCAGGTGCGGCCGGTAACGCGGCACTAGCGTTATTGTTTACTTTAACATCTACACCCTGGCCAGCCATAGCCCATGGTGCATGAGCAGGTGCTCTACTTACGATACTTAATAGTTTACCCGGTGCGGCTGCCCAACCTTTAACACTGTCAAACAATGTATCAGTGTGTGCAACTATTGGTAATGGCTTTACTTCTTGTGGTACAGTTGATGCTGACCCTGTATTCAAGTTAATTTTTTCACCGTTGATGTACATTGTACTTTTAGAAGCATACGAACCTTCACTCGCTGAATATTGTGACATAGAGCCATTGACTTTAACTGTGTACTTACCAATAGTATATTGATTAAAATCAGTACCAACACGCATTGTTGTTTCTTTTTCTGAGGTCATCGCAATAGATTCAGCACTTATGTTTAGTGTTTTGGCTGCATTCATGTTTATGTTATTGTCTGCATGTAAATTCAAGTCACCTTGAGTTCTAATATTAACTGAGTTAGTGGCGTACATGTCGATAGTACCTTCTTTGCCCAACTCAATCCAACTCTGTCCATTACTGTGAACGATGAATAAACATTGACCGTCATCACTCATCAATATTTGATGACCGGTTGCTGTTCGTAATCTAACTAATTGGTCACGTCCTAATGAGTCACCGTCATCCATAACAAATGTGTGTCCACCTCGTCTACCGATAACTTTTAGTTTACCAGGGGATCCCTCTTTTGCCGCATCTGCTATTTGCTCATCGGTAAATCCACCTTCATACACAGGGCGTCCAGGTGTACTGATACCATACCCTACTCTAGACGGACTTTCTCGTTGTGCGCTGGTGCTGATTACACCTCGAATTGGATCTCTAACTAAACCTTGTTGACTTAATATACTTGCTTGATAACTATGTACTGGTTTAGGTGCTGTCAAGTATTTTACAGAATCTGCTATACCTGAATTATTGTTGTTTAAATTCACTACCGGCAATCTAGTTGCGCCACCAAATGCGGCAGCTTCGCCGGCGTTCGCTACAATATTTTCTCCTCCACCTATAGCGGGAACCATATGTAATGCTTCTGCATTTGGAACACATCCTATATAGTAACCAAAGTTAGGATCGCCGTTAACAAATAAACAGATAACTGTGCTTCCAATATCAGGTGGACTGTTCCATACTCCATAGCTGTGCGGGTTATCTAAGTAATTACCATATGTCGCTTTGCCCCCAGAGCCTTCTGTCATCCCGTAAAAGGGACTCATGTACTTAACAGTAACCCATCCGTTTGCATCATCTGGATCTTGACTACCAATATCACTTACATATACTTGTAATCTACCCGAGCGAGTTGGATCTATATTGTCTTTAACGACAGCAAACACCGGTACTTCACGTAATACAGCACCACCTGAATCAGGATTACTACCTTTAATAGCACCTCTAGGTTTTATTTCATCATACATGACATTTATCTCTTTTTAGGTTTATTCTTCTCTACCACTAGTACTAACTCGGGATGCACTGCTACCAGTAGCATCATCATCTGCTACTGCTCGGTTAACTTCACTGGAGGAATTAGAAGTTCCAGCGGGCTTACCCCAATTAGCTAATAGATCGCTGTATGTTTTTCTTGCCGCATCATTTTCTCCAAGCTTGGCTTTTACCTCATTATTCAACGGTGGTATAATAACATAAGAACTAGCTTTCAAACTAGTTAGTGCAGCCAAATCTCGTGGATCTGCTATTGCTATTTGTGCATCCCACTGAGCAGGTCCCCATCCATTGACATTAACTAATTCTTTACCGCTAGGTAAAATTACTGAAACAAAGACAGTAGCCCCATCCGGGGCAATATAAGCTTTAATCGTTGCACCTGCAAATGTAGTGCTTGCTTGTAAAGTAGAAGACGGATTAGGAAGAACGAATGGAGGAGGTGATGGCGAAGGTGATGGCGTAGACGATCCGCCGGTCGGAGATGTTATTTGAGATGCATTACTTGGTGGAGTCTCCGGTGCAGTATTTTGTGTATTTGTAGCATTACTGTCAGTCGTTAGTCCATCACCGCTAGTAGAACTTTGTCCAGATGAACTTTGCGTTCCGGTTGTACCACCTTGAGTAGTTCCTGTACGTACATCACCGGTTGTAGGTGCTGAACTGCTTTCTCTATTATTTGCGGCTGCTGTATCAGTTGCTCCTGGGAATGTGTTAATGGTACACTCTAAATCTTGTGTGAATTTGCCTTTACTCATCGTGCTAGTTACAGTATTTACCAGGTAGCTTACACCCTTGATATTAATACTACTTGGATATTTCCAAAATAGTATTGATTGATTTATCGTCAACAACCCGCTATCAACTTTGTAATCTTCTGCTTCTTTAAAGTCAATCTCAATAAAGACTTGTCCGCCATTAGGATTAATAGTAAATCCGTCAGTGCCGTAGTATTGACTGTAAACTGCGTTTGTAGTAGCAGGGCTATCTTGTATCAAGTAATCAGGATCGCCCATGATTGTTATTTTTGCTTTTGCATAATCACCTGGAGAGAATAGACTAGTAAGAACACTATTTTGTGCTTCTCTACTAATATCGTTGCCGCCAGTTCTATCTTCATCTTGACGCATCCCTGCAGTAGTAGGTACATCTTGTCCTCCACCGTGAGATGCGTCATCACCTGAAGGCATTACTGCTGTATTAAAATATGCATTATCTAATCGTTGTTCATAATTTATTATTTCACTGTTCTTACCTGTATACCAGTATTCATATCTTTTATGAGGACCATAATACTTAGGAATTTTTCCTACGTATGGACTTATTACTGTTGGACAATCATAGGGTTGTATGACATATGTTATTTCATACGCCCAATCTCCTACGTTCTTATCGAATCCTATAGGTTTTACTCTTGCACCTAAGTTGTACCATTTAAAAGTTTTAGGCTCTTTGTTGACAATTTCATCTTCGCCATTTGAGTTTTGATCTGGTTCTACTTCATTGGTGTATATCACTTTCAGTGCATCAGCCATATATGTACTTTGAGATATGATAGATGATATTGCTTGCATGATAGACATACCATTTCTAAAAGTTATTGATCTTTTGGTATTGTCCGGTGTACTGGACACGGAGACAGTTTCGGTAACTTGGAAAGTTTTTGCAGCCTTGCTCATTGGCCATAAATCTTTATTTCGTTTATCTGATTCAGTAACAATTGAAGCATTTGAAATTACATCCGCCGGCCCTTGAAATTCTAATCTATACACGTTTGCTATTGCTCCTGCACTAGCCGGAGCATTCTTAACATATAATCTTTCTTGTTCGTTTAATGTTCCTAATAAACTTTTTATACCTTCTGGATCAGTACCTTCATTACCAAGTGCTTGTTGTACTGTTCCGGCTACTACTTGTGCGCCGGTTTTAATAGTGCCTCGTTTGATGCCAAATGCCGCTCTGGGTGCTACTGTTGCCGCAGTTATATTATAAACAGTTAATTTACCATCTATTTTAAATTTCATACTAGACAAATATATGTCAAAGAATCTTTCAAAAATTCCACCTGGCTCACCCTGTGGGTTTGAAACTGTATTTTGCTGAGTAGTTTCAGATCCAGAAATTAACTTCCCGTCCTTATCATATCCTTGAAAACGTATACCTAATACAAAAAACTGTCTAGATGCATTTGATAAATCTCTGAAATTTTTCTTGTTACTTTTTAGTGCAAGTGCGGCATTGGCAATATTAGATATAAAACTAAAACCATATGGTTCATATATGTTAAAACTTAAACTAGTGACATTACTTGCAGTAAAAGACTCTTTGCCGTTTAGACTAGCTTTTATTTTTAAATCATCAATGAAGTAATCGTACTTGAATCCAGGGGGTCTTTTACTTGTTTCGTTATTCACACCGCCGCTTTGTGCAACAATAAATGCACCTTCTGTACCATTGCTCAATGCATCAATTTTTCTTCTACCAGTCTCAATAAACGCATCATATGCGTCAGGAGTTATCATGTATAATGTTATCTGATAGGTGTAACTAGAAAAATTAGATAAAGGGTTTTGTGTTCGTTTACCTGGTTTTGGTCCAGTTGTTGTTGTAGTACCTGATGTAGTTTTTGCGTTATTAGCATTTGCACCACCTGCAACAGTTTTTCCAGCAAAACTCTCGTTAAGAGTTTCCATTTCATTGTTTGAGTTGGTAGTCTGATTACTTTCTGCATTATTAATCGCATTAAGTCTTGCGGCTTCGGTTTGTTCAAAGCCATTATCATCACTAGCAGTACCTGTTAATTCTGTCATTTAAATTCCCAATAATTGTCTTAACATGTCAGCTTTAGGCAAATATATTCCTAATCCTGTTTTAAAATCAAACAACGGATCTTTCAACGTGTTTGGATTTCGTTGAGAGAATACCCACCATAATCTACTGTCTGTATATAAGTCATATGCTAATAGATCAGGTCTATATTCATATTGTGTTGTTATTTGCCAATAAATGTCGCTAGGATCTTTTATGATAGGTCTATCTACCATAAAGTCTAAAAATTTACCATTAAATACGCCAGTGGCGTTATATGGACTTGTTGACGGGTATATATTATTGCTAGCCATTACCAAATTCCTGCTCGTTTATTTTGTGAACCACGCAACAATGCACCAGTAGCATATTGTTTTAAACTGAAATTATTACTAATATCGTTTCTAGTTACCATTGGTAACGCTGTTATTTGTATCTGCATTTTAGTTGGCACGTATGTTGGTTGTGAATTACTGTCTGTTTGAAACTGCGGTGGTGCGGCTGTTGCTCCGGTATTCAATCCACTAGTGTTTAATCTAACATCTGTTGGTGATGTACTATTTGATGCTGTAGTGTATCCTGCAGTACTTACACCAGCTCCCAACGTTGGTGCACTCGCTCTTATATAGTCCACATCATTTGGTAAAGAATAATTAAATGATGTCACTACTAATGGATGTGCATTGAATTGAAAGTCACCAAGACCAAACAAAAACACTAATGGTGGAGGTGTACCTGGCTTAGGATTTTGATCTCGTCCATAAAACATTTTTGTTACACTGCGGAAAAAATGAATCACTGCTAACATATAGTTTGCTTCTGCTGTGTCTTGTGCTGTAAAATCACCTGCTATTTGTACTTGCTCAACACTACTACTTCTATATTGATATGCTTTATAGTTACTATGAGTTAATTCTTGTGGGTCATAGTTAGCAACGTAACTTACATTGACAGTTGGCAAGTACGGAAAGATTACCCCGTCAGTATCCTTTAGTGCTTTTAATATTCCTGGGTTTTCTGCTTTATACAAATATGTTGCACTAGGTGCTAGACTTAATCTAACTCGCCAATCTTGTTTAGTTTCAAAATTAGCAGTATCTTGTGCAGTTGCAGTTGATCTAGCTTGATTTGTTGCACCACCCAAACCTCGTGATGATCCAGTGGCACCACCTGCAGATGGGTCGAATACACTTTCTGTAACTTCTTGTGTAGGGTTAAAAACACTTTCGGTAACTTCTTGTCTAGGATCAAATACACTCTCAGTTTGATAACCCGCAGTAGTTTCTGGCTTTGTTGCTGGTGGACTATCTCCGGCAAAATAAACTATACCAAGTTCATCAACTGCCCAGCCTGGCTTTAAAGTACCGTTATTGTTGTATGCATCACTTGTAGTAGAATTATTATAATTTACAGTATTTTCATTGTTTACAGGGATAGGTGTTACTACTACACCTGTCGTATTTAATGAGTCAGTGGTAGTTATGTTCCTAAGTTCTAGTAATACCTGTTGCAGTTCTAATTGTACTGATTCAATCTGAGATCGGTATGTGGCTATTTCCTGTGGATTTCCTATTAGTTCTGCCTCAGCCAACTGGCGTCTTAGCTCAACTAATTGTTCTGACAAATATTCGGCTTGTGCTTGTAATTCGGCTTCTGACATGATTATACCTTTGCTAAATATATTTATCGCTACAAAAATCACCAATTTTTACCCAGTTCCGTTGCTTTTCAGCAACACTCTTGCTATAATTACATCAACATAATAACGGAGAAATATGTCCCTACCATCAAGAAAACCTGTCAATTACTTAAATAACAAAGATATTTTAAAAGAGATTCACGAAAGCAAAAATTCATATTGTCATTTTGCACAACCAGACTATCATCGATATGATTTCATAGTTGACATGCCACAAGAACCTATAGAAAAGAGTTTAGAGTACGCATTTAAGCCAGAAACAATTCAACAAGCAAAAGAAACCCGAGCACTACGTCTTAGCCTAGAACAAGGTAGCAAAGATGCAGTCAGTCCAGAATCAATAGATGTTACAGATTTAATATTTCGTGTAATGACTTGGGATCATGTTCCGGTTGCACCCAAACAACCTCGCAAGACAGTTAAAAAGAAAACTGCAAAAGATATCTTTGAATTTGAGGAACCAGATCCTGATGCTATCTTTGCTGACTTAGAAGATAACACTACAAAAGCAGAAGTGGATGATATGGTTCATGTTAAAGTAAACTTTCCACCTTTCCAACATTACAAGATTGACAGTAATAATACATTCTATTGTGTAGGTAAAAGTCATTGGGATGGAAATTTAGAAACAGGATCTTTTAACAAAGATCACGGTCAAGTAACTAACAAACTAGCCCGCATGTATATTATGATGTGTGAAAAATACGCAATGAAATATAATTGGCGTGGGTACACATACAATGATGAGATGCGTAACTCAGCTATCTTACAGTTAACATATGTGGGCTTACGATTCAATGAAGCTAAATCCGCAAACCCATTCGCTTACTACACAGCCGCTATAACAAATAGCTTCTGTCGTGTCCTTAATTCAGAAAAACGAAATCAAAACATCAGAGATGACATTTTAGAAATGAATGGTCTAAACCCAAGTTGGTCACGTCAAGGGGCCGGGGCTACAGTATCAACTGTATACGAAGAATAATTTAACCAAAGCCGTTGCTATATGTGACGGCTTTTTAGTATAATAAACAAATGAGTAACCTTTTTAAAAAAGCCGCTGTGTTCACTGATATTCATTTTGGATTAAAGTCAAACAGCTTACAACACAACCAAGACTGTTCCAATTTTGTAGATTGGTTCATTAAAAAAGCAAAGAGTGAGGGATGTGAAACCTGTTTCTTCTTGGGCGATTACAACCATCATCGTGCAAGCATTAACATTCACACATTACAATTTGGATTACAAGCATTGGAGAAACTAAGTGCTAACTTTGATACTGTATATTTTATACCAGGCAAT